TCCATTAGAGTTTCAGTACATTGATATTAGGTTTTCAAATCAATGTAATTTTAAATGTAGAACATGTTGTCATGATTTCTCATCATCTTGGTATGAACCTGAAATGTTATTAGGTGGAATATCACCTGATGTTAATAAGGTTATTAAAGTAGAAAATAACTTTATGGAAAATCTTAAGAAACATTTGGGTAAACTTAAGAAGATATATTTTGCAGGTGGAGAACCTTTGATTATGCCAGAACACATGGATATCCTAAAGTTTGTTACTGATAAAGAACTAAAATTACATTTACATTATAATTCTAACATGTCTACTTTAAGATACCAAGAGGAATCATTGTTCAAATATTGGAACAAGATAAAAGAAAAAGGTACTATCTATATTGCAGTATCTTGTGATGGTTTATATGACTTGGGTGAATATATTAGAGTAGGTTTCAATCATGATAAGTTCGTAAAGAATATAGAAAAATTAAAAGAAAATGATATTCACTATGGAATTCAATATACCGTATCTACATACAATATACATCATATATTTGAATCAATTGAACAATTCCTTGATTTAGGTATTATTGAGAGTACTGATGATATATCATTTCATTATGCATGGGCACCTGATGGAGTATGTATACAGAATCTACATGAAAGAGATAAGTTCAAAGTTACAAATACCTTTGAAAAAAATATGAACAAAGTTACAGAAAAAACAAAAGTGGAGTTAAATAATATCCTAAAGTTTATGGGAACAGAAAGTGGAAATCATAAAGAAATAAAAGACTATTATGATAAAATAAATCGTGTGTTTCCGAAATCTAAATGATAATTATAAATGGTTATGAATGAATCTTTAATTAAATATGGAACATCTTTTCAGAGTAAAATAATAACATCTTTGATAGTAGACAATAAGTTTATAAAAACTATTGGTGACATCTTAGAGGTAAGTTATTTTGATTCTGATGCAAACAAGTTTCTTGTTAAATCAATAGTAGATTATTTTGAAAAATATAAATCACCACCAACAATGGAAGCATTAAAAGTTGTCATTGATGATGTGGAAAATGATACTTTGAAGACTACTATTGTTGATTCGTTACGAGGTGCCTGGCAACATCGTGAGTCACCTGATTTAGAATTTGTAAAAGAAAAAACACTTGAGTTCTGTAAGAATCAAGTTATCAAAAGTGCAATCATGGAATCGGTTGAATTACTTGACAATCAACAATATGATGAAATCAAAGGTGTAATTGATAATGCGATGAAGGCTGGTGTTGAAAGAGATATCGGACACGAATACATTACAGGTTTTGAAGAGAGAATGAATCAACAAGCAAGACAAACATTACCTACACAATGGGATAGTGTAAATGATTTGATG